CTTTGCTTTATCCGAAAAGGACCCGTAAAGCTCTTTAAATATTAACTCCTGCGTTTCGGCCCTCCTCTGTACGTATTCGTACATTGGCTGGTTGGATGTTAACTTGCATAATTTTTCGAATGGTAGTCCAAATCTTTTGGTTTTTAGAAGTTTAAAAGCTTCTAAATCAGCTGATTTATTGTTTACAACGCCGTTAGGTCCGTTCTTCGACAGATTCAAACTAAGAGTGGTATTCCACTCAAGGTTTGTTTCTATCTTGTTATCTCGAAATTTCTTGATAACAAAAGCTTCAAAACTTCTGAGAAATTCAGGGTCTATGGGCTTACGGACAGTGGTGATAGATTCCAGTGATATATCACTGAAGTCTTCACATAAACGGTGGACATTAAGAAGGGATCTAAGGATTTGGTCACATACGTAACCTATTTCTGTTTTATCCCTAGCATTGAAGAACAATGGCCTTGACTTCTGAAAAGCTGTCGGCCACCGGTCTATTATACCCGTAGATATACGTGGTGTAGTAATCTTGGTATGTTCTGACTTAGGGCTTTCTAACAACTGGATACAGTAGTTAGTCACCTCTTTGTAGAAAGTAAAGCAAAACGGAATTCTGTTATGCTCTACTAGATTGTTATGAAAGGTTATAACCTCTCTTAAACAATCACCAATGCTTATAGTCTTTAGACGTGAGTCTACGGCTATACCTTTAGCTTCTAGTTGCAAAATCTTGCTTTCTAGTCGCGTCTCAAGTACTTTTTCAAAGATACTTGTGTTGGAAACAATCTTTCCAAACGTTAAGTTAAGGCCTGCTTTAATATCAGATTTTTCTACTGTTCTCTTCTTGGAATTCCTTGAAGAGGACGTCGGTTGAATTGGATTGACTCTAGCATTACCTATCATTTCAGTAATGCCCTTGTTTGAAATACCTATTATTCTTGCAAGCTTTCTAAACTTACGTTTAGTCGACTTGTCAGATTTAGGTACTGATGGTGGATGTTTTATAAAATCAGTCATATAAAATAATTATATTTTTTATTGGCTTCCCTCTCTTTTAAAAGAGAGAAGGGTTAAAACATTTAAGAAAAGTAAGGAATAAACTAGTTTCACTAGTCATCACCTACTTTTCCGATTCAAGGAATCCAGATACCACTTTTGTCAAAGTTTCGTTCTGAAGAGACCATGAAAGTTGAAAGAGAAACGGAAATCTCCGTTTGCTCCCGACCAAGTTGTCTCCTACCTCACCCCAAAAGGGTAACGTGGAAATACTTATCTCCCTAGTCCGG